CTATAAAGAACTGGCAGAACTGTTTAAAAACTACAAAGAATTTGCTCGGATTGAGCGATTCCGAGATGGTGGAAATGAAGCCGATCTGAATCCAAATATTGCCAATCGCAATGCCAAGCCGAAGAAGAAAAAGGACAATAATGAATTTTCTGATGAGCAAGTTGATCAGCTGATCAGTGCATTTGAAGACAGCTTATTTGACTATCAGCGAGATTGGTATAAAGCAGGCAATCAACGCACACGAGTGATTTTGAAAAGCCGTCAGATCGGTGCGACTTGGTACTTTGCTCGGGAAGCATTGGTCGATGCGTTGTCAACTGGACGAAATCAAATATTCCTGTCTGCGTCTAAGGCGCAAGCGCATATTTTTAAAGAATACATTAAGGCATTTGCGTTCGAGGCGTGTGGCGTTGAGTTAGTTGGTGATCCGATTATTCTGCCAAATCAAGCTGTGATGACATTTCTCGGTACAAACTATCGTACTGCTCAAGGCCATCATGGCAATTTTTATTTTGATGAGTTCTTTTGGACTTTTGGGTTCAATGAGCTGAACAAAGTTGCATCGGGAATGGCGCTGCATAAGAAATGGCGCAAAACCTACTTCTCTACACCATCAACGATGGCGCATGAAGCCTACAACTTTTGGACTGGCACTCGGTTCAACCGTGGTCGAGCAAAAGATCAAAAGTTAAATATTGATGTATCGCATGATGCGCTAAAAGATGGTCGCTTTTGTGAAGATCGGATGTGGCGTCAGATCGTCACGATCATGGATGCTGAAAATGGCGGATGTGATCTGTTCGATATTGAAGAGCTGCGCTTTGAATATTCTGCAGAAGAGTTTGCAAATCTATTGATGTGTCAATTCATTGATGATGGTGCATCTATTTTCCCATTGGCGATGTTGCAACCATGCATGGTCGATTCGTGGGAAGTTTGGGCGGATGACTTTAAGCCTTTTCATAGCCGTCCATTTTCAAACCAGCCTGTATGGATTGGTTATGATCCTGCCGAAAGTGGCGATAGTGCAGGCATGGTCGTGATCGCACCGCCAAAAGTCGCAGGCGGGAAATTCCGAGTATTGGAGAAAATTCAATTTAAGGGCATGGACTTTAAAAGCCAAGCTGAAATGATCCGCCAAACTACGCTGCGTTATTTCGTCACTTATATCGGGATCGACACGACAGGCATGGGCACAGGTGTAGCGCAACTGGTTAAACAATTTTTCCCGAATGTGACTGTGTTTAGCTACTCCCCTGAAGTCAAAACAAAATTGGTTCTAAAAACCATGGATGTGATACGCAGTGGTCGGTTGGAATATGACGCAGGTTGGACGGATCTCTCTCAATCATTAATGAGCATTAAAAAAACGCTCACACCAAGTCAAAAGCAAATGACTTTCACTGCAGGACGTTCTGAAGAAACAGGACATGCAGATCTCGCTTGGGCATTGATGCACGCCTTGTTTAATGAGCCTCTCGAAGGTCAATCCAATTCGAATACATCATTTTTGGAGATTTACCAATGAATCCATTTTCGACTGCAAAAAGTATTTATGATTTTGCTCGAAGTCAGATCAATCAGATGCCTGTGGTGGGTGAAAAAGTTTCGCAGCGATCTGAAGCGTTCACCTTTGGCGATCCAGTACCAGTGTTAGATGGTCGAGATATTTCCGACTACACAGAGTGCTGGTATAACGGTCGTTGGTATGAGCCTCAAGTCAGCATGGTCGGTTTGTCAAAATCCTATAAATGCACACCTTATCTGAGCAGTGGGATTTTATTTAAACGCAACATTTTGGCGAACTCATTTATTCCGCATAAGCGATTAAGTCGGAAGGCTTTCGAGCAAATTGCACTGGATTATATTTGGTGTGGTAATACTTATGCCGAAGAGATCAAATCAAGAACTGGTAGCATTATTGAATATAAGCCTGCGCTGGCTAAATATATGCGCCGTGGACTGAAAGCCGACACATTTTATTTACTTTACGATAATCATGATCGAATTGATGCGCAAGAATGGGAGTTTGATAATCGAATCTGTCATGTGCGAGAGGTCGATATTGATCAAGAAATTTATGGTGCACCTGAATATATTTCGGCATTGCAAAGTGCGTGGCTTGATGAAGCTGCAACTCTATTCCGCCGAAAATATTACAGCAATGGATCTCATGCAGGATTTATCTTGTATGTGAATGATCCTGCATCAGATCCAAACGATATCGACGAACTTCGAAATGCGTTGAAGCAAAGTAAAGGACCAGGGAATTTTCGCAATCTGTTTTACTACAGTCCCAACGGTAAAAAAGATGGTATTCAAATTTTACCAGTTTCAGAAATTGCTGCTAAAGATGACTTCGTAAATATCAAATCAACAACTCGGGACGATACGCTCGCAGCACTTCGGATCTACCCACAACTCATGGGTATTATCCCCAATAATACTGGAGGCTTTGGTTCAATCAAAGACGCATCGTATGTTTTTTATCACAATGAAATCGTTCCTCTGCAGACACGTATCGCTCAGATGAATGATTGGGCAGGTGATGAGATCGTTAAGTTCAAGAAATTTGACATGGATCTAATGACTTCATAGCAAATTAACCCATAAAAAAGAAGCACTCTGATTTGAGTGCTTTTTTTTGCCAAAAATTTAGGACATGGGCTACCAAACGCAGTCCCTCGCCCGCCTGCGAGCTATCTAAATGATGCAAAACTACTGCATATCATCCTACGCCGTGAATTTATGGGAAATACTTAGTATTAATCAGCTTTGGGCATTGTTTTTGAGGAAATGGGAATACTGCAATCCACTACACAAGATCATATTTGCTGAAATGACAGAATTTGACTGAAATTCACAGCAAAGTAGCCGACTACACCAATGTTCGTTCTTAAAAAAATCGACTATAAAAAAATAGCATATGGGGTATAGCGAACTTTTGGAGTAATAAAAGTAATAAGCAATCTAAGCTTATGAAATACATAAATAAAAATATTACATTTAGGAGTAATTTTTTGTAATAAATGAGGTAATATTTTTTAAGTAATTGAATTTATTAATATTTATTTTTAGGTTAAATCACTATTTTATACAGTAATAAATTACTTCGATATTACTTAAATATTACCTTTAGAAAATGCAGTAAGTCTATAATATTTAAATGGTTTTAAAAAATATTACTTATATTACTCCAAAATTTTTGATACCCAATATATTTTTTAGGGTAGCGAATTGTGGGAAATATCAACAAATTGATTAATTTTTATTCTTGTTCATGGGAATGTAATGGGAAGAGTTTCACGCAAATACATACATTCCTGTTGCTATTCCCTTTACTAACGTATTGATTCCATTATGTCTGCATTAAAAGATGGTGCGCCCAGCGGGACTCGAACCCACGCCACAGGCTTCGGAGACCTGTACTCTATCCAGTTGAGCTATGAGCGCATTAAGGGGAAACACATCATAGGCAATTCTCAGATGTAGGTAAAGCA